GGGGTCATTATACCTAACGCTCCTGGAACTATAGATAGTGGATATAAAGGTCCGGTTATGGTAGCAATTAGAAATCTACAACCTCATGACCCGTTTGTTATAGCTAAAGGAGAAAGGTTCAGTCAAATGGTTATTAGTGAAATTCCAGATGTAGTATTAAAGCCGGTAGATAAAGAGACGTTCTTTAAAGAGAAGACTTCCCGTAATGAAGGAGGGTTCGGCTCAACAGGAAAATGGGATTAATAATAATTACTTTTTTACAAATATTTTTTAAGTAGAGCAACCTTTTATAAGATAATGACTACCACATATGAATTATCAGATAATATCCAAAGAGGTATTATATACTTAGCCAAGTCTGATGTCGGGTTTTTAACTCAAGCTATGCCAATGGTTAAAGGTGAGTATTTTGAATACCCATCACACCAAAAAATGTACAATATAATAGTAGATTATTATGTTAAGTACAAAAAGCTTCCATCAGACGACTTTATTTTAGAGGATGTAAAGAAGGTAAAAACTTCAAACGAGTTATTTTCAGACTATAGAGATGAGTTAACTTTGATTAATAATCTTGATGAGAAGTCGATTAATAATGAAGACTACATTTTAGATTTAGTAGAAGGCTTTGCAAAAGAACAATCTCTTAAAGATGCCATCATCCGCTCAGCTGAGATGGTGAAATCTAAAAAGTATGAAGAGATTGAACCTATTATGAGAGACGCTATGACAGTTAGTCGTAACGTAGATTTAGGTTTAGATTATTTTTCAGAAATTGAAGAACGATGGGCTCGTTTAAATACAGACAGTAATAGTGCCGAGCATAGAACTATTTTTGAGTCTTTAAACGAAGCACTTGAAGGCGGGTTAGCATCCAAGGAGTTAGCAATGGTAGTCGCTCCTCCTGGAGTAGGTAAGTCTCTTTACCTTGCAAATCAAGCTGTTAGGTCCTGTTTAGATGGGTCCAACGTTCTTTATATTTCTTTAGAGATGGCTGAAGATAGAGTAGCTCAAAGATTAGATAGTATCTTTTCCCGTATCAGGCAAGACCAACTTAAAGATAGGTGCGATGACCTTAAAGATAGGCTAAACCAAGTAACTTCAACTGTACCTGATAGAGG